ATATGGGAATCCTGGCAGGAGATGCACTTTTGAATATACGCATCAGGACAGTGAAGTAAGTTTCCCCTAACTTCAGGACAGTAAAGCAATGAAGTCCGATAAACGGCACTTTATTACACTGAAGTGCGCTCGCCGCTCTGCACTTTACTACAGTGAAGTTTACTACACTGAACTGTATGACATTAAAGTAAATTGTTAACAGGTTGTTCATGATTTTATTCGTCCGGTATGGTATTATAATCTTGCAAGGGAAAGCCCCTTGTAAACAAACTGAATGCAACACTAATTGTAAAGGAGTAATACACATGAAAATCAAGATTCCGTATGTGGTTGTTACTGCCATTAAAGGCCGAGAAGTTAACGACGTGGTTTTTATCGACACAGCAAGCCGGAAAACTTGCGCGGATAACATGAAGGCAAATGGTGTCCGCGTGCTCAACACTGTTGTCAAGAGGTGCGAACTTGACCTCGATTATACAGATGCTGTTTCCGAGGTCATTTTTACCGAGGTGTGCAAGCAGTCTGGTGCTAATATTGCGTGGGACGATATCGCGGGGGTGTTCATCGACATCCCGGCAGAAAGTGCGGGTGATAGCAATGACTGACCCTTGTACTTGTACCACTCATACCAACGTTTCGCACGTCATGTTGTATGAGGATGCCGCACAGAACATTTTCGGCGTTGTGTACGATAAAGACGGCAACGTGTTGAACGTGGTAACCGGAGTTGGTAAGTTAGACCCTCTGCCCATCCGTGCGTTTGAAGAAGCGGCGCGGCGTGGTTTTCCGTACTCCCCGCAGTGGAACCCCTGCAATCATGGTGGTAAGACCATGGAGCAGATTGTTGCGGAACTGGAAGCACAGCGGCATCACATTGCCACAATTTTCACGAACCATTCCCCGACCGCGCTTTACCCGACAAACGGCGATTCTACCGCCAAGCAGTTTCTGTTGCGCTGGATCTTCTAAGCGTGCAATAAGTAGCAAAAGGAGATATATATTATGGCTATCAAGAAAAACACCGCTGTCCCCGCACCCGAAGTTGACGACCGCCCCACGCTGAACCTGACTGGTGCAACCATTCAGGCGGCGTATCAGTTGAGTGATACTTGTATTGTGTTCACTCTGAACATCCCGGGCGTTTCGTTGCGCGATATGCGCCTGATTGAGAAGAAAGCAGGCGGATATTTCATCAGCACCCCGCAGGCCAAAGGCAAGGACGGGCAGTATCATGACCGGTTCCTTGTGTACCTGTCTGTTACTGATGAACAGCGCGTTATTAAGGCGGTGCTTGACCACTTTGCGGGCACGAACGAAAAGCGGGACTTCAAGACCCGATACGAGGTATAACGAATATGAGCAAGCGGAGCAAGACGCCGCTTGACCTTTACGAGGGCGGCGGCTGGATAAATATTCCAGCCGTCGCCCATTTGGGTTGTTGGTGCAATATCCTGATAGGTAAACGTCAAGTTGGCAAGACCTACGGCACACTTAAATTCATGCTTGAGAACAATCGGCATTTTCTGTATCTCAGACGTACAACGACCGAATTTGACGCTATCACATCAGACCCCGATTTAAACCCGTTTTTGCCCCTGAAAAAAGAAGGGTTTGACGCGGATGTTGTGAAAAGCGGTAAGGTTACTTACACAATCGGAAAATTTGAATACGACGAGGACGGCAAACCTCAGCAGTGCATAGAAAAATACGGCATTGGTATGACCTTGCCCAGCATTGCAAACATTCGCGGCTTTAATGGTTCGCAGTTTGAGGACGTGGTTTTTGATGAATTTATTCCGGAGCGAATTGTTATGAAACGCAAGGCAGAGGGCGACGCCCTATTGAATGCGTATGTCACCATTAACGGCAACCGCGAATTGGAAGGGCGTCCCCCTCTCAGAATTTGGCTTTTAGCCAACGCGTTTGATATTGCATCTCCTATACTTGTTGAATTGGGTGTAGTGGATGAAATTGCAAAGCTTGCAAGAACTGGCAAGGAATGGACGGTTACCAGTTCAGGTGTGTTCATCGGAATGCCAAAAAGTACGGTGGTATCCGGTAAACGCGCAAATACGGCGTTTATGCGTCACATGATGAAAAACCCGGACAGTAAGTTTTATCAGATGGCAATGGAAAACAAGTTTGCCTATAACAATCTTGAGCAAGTTCGGCCTATGAATTTGCGCGGGATGAAACCGGAATTTCAGGTTGCAGGGCTGTATTGCTATCAGTACGACAGCAACCACTATTACTTGTGTCAATCCCCGCACCAGTCCCGTGAAATTTACCCTGATACCAGTGCGGGTAAACAAGCTTTCCGGCTTGCGCATCCTTATTTTCAGACTATGCTTGTATTAAATCAAGTATGGGTTTCTGACGTTCCATCTTTGATAAAGATAAAACAGTATCTTGACATTCAAGATTAAATCAGCTATTATAATATGTAGCGGGAGACCCCAAAAGCAAAGCGCCCCGGAAGGGCGTGGGGTTGCATTCTTTGCTTGCACACTCCCGCATTCTAAGAAATGAGGTGAACAGATGCTCACATTTTCATATAGCGCAGATAAAGAAAAATATATTTCTGCACATTTTCAGGTTAAGGAGTTTCACAGCAAGAATGACCGCGCTGACCTTGTGAAAGTTGATGAACGGTTGATAGAGCTTTTAGAAAACATCCGAAAGTATACCGGCAAGCCTGTTATCATCAACAGCGGATACAGGAGCGCGGCGTACAATGCCACAATCAAAAACGCGGTTTCTAATTCCCAGCATGTGCAGGGCAAGGCCGCAGATATCCGAATTACAGGCGTTACCCCCGCCAAGGTTGCCAAAATCGCAGAATGTTATTTAGGCAGTTCCGGCGGTATCGGTATTTATTCGACATTCACCCACATTGACGTGCGCAAGTCGTGCGCACGCTGGAAAGGAGCATACTAATTATGGCACTTACTTTGAATGATGTTCTTACCCTTGGCAAGATGGGTTTTACCAAAACTGACATTGCCGCACTGATGGGCGCACAGCCCGGCGTTTCCGCGCATACTACCCCCGCACCTGTTGCGCCGCAGTCCGCGCCTGCTATCTCCCCGCAGGCCGCGCCTGCCGCTGTTCCTGTCGTGCAGACCAACGCACCCGCCGCGCCTGATTACGGGGCATTGGTTGCCGGTCTGGCTGGCCTGTCTGAAAAAGTCTCTGCCCTCTCTGTTCCGTCCGCTGGTATCGTTGGCAATCCCGCCCCCGTCACCAGCGTTGAAGATATCATTTTGGGAGCCTACCAGCCCAAGCAGATCAGCACCGATGTGCCGGATTTTAGCAAAGGAGTGATTAAGTAATGGCAAACCCTAACATTCCCGCTAAAGCGGGTATGACGGTTTTCCGTCCGCAGGACATATACACCATTGCCAACGCGCTGGTAAAGGAAGTGACCGGACAAACCCCGGCAATCACCGCCGTTGACACGTCCTCTTTTATCAACGTCGGACAGATGTGTCTCGACCAGAGCAAAGAGGGCACGTTGCAGGCGCTGTCTAACATGGTTGCCCGTACCATTATTGCGGTGCGTCCCTATTCGGGTCGTTTTACCAGCATCGAAGCAAGTTCTCAGGAGTGGGGCTTGTTTATCCGCAAGATTGCTTTTTTCAGCGGCGAGTTTGACGAGACAAAGTTTATCAACACTGCCCAGAACCCGGACACCTTGCGGGATGGCAACAGCGTTGACATGTACAAGATTAAGAAGCGTTACCCGCTTGAGATGTACTACACCGGCGAAAGCGCCTTGAACCAGCGGTATACCACGTTTCGGGAACAGCTGAAAACGGCCTTTCAGGGCGAAAGTGAATTTTCTGCGTTCCTTAACGGTATGACGGTGGAAATTGGGAACGATGTTGCCCGGTGGAAAACCGCCGAAAACCGCGCCGTTGCGATTAACTTTATGGGCAGTTTGTACAACACCGGCAAGCCCGGGCAGAAAGTCAACCTCACGGAGCAGTTCAATGCGGCGCGCGATACCGCATACACTACCCGCGAACTTCTGACCGCTCATCTTCAGGAATTTTTGTCCTTTTTCGTCTCCTATCTGGAAACCCTGACCGGACTGTTGGAAGAATCCAGCGAACTTTACCACCTGACCCCGGTGTGCACCGACGACAACGGCAACACTCTGCATCTGTTACGGCACACGCCCAAGAGCGAGCAGAAGTTGCTTCTGTATCAGCCCCTTATTAACGACGCCAAAGCGTGGGTTTATCCGGCTATTTTCGGCCCGGGGTATCTGTCGTTCGGCAACTACGAGGGCGTGCAGTTTTGGCAGAACATCAACGACCGTTCGGCCATTTCGGTTACTCCCGCGCAGTTCAACGTGAACACTGCAAAACAGGAAGTGGGCAAGCCCGTGCATCTGGATTTCGTCGTTGGTCTGTTGTATGACCGCCGTGCACTGGCTACCACTTACCGTCAGGACAGTGTTTATACTACCCCGTTTAACATCAGCGGCGAGTATTACAATACGGAACATCACTGGAAGATGAACTATATGCAAGACCCGACCGAAAACGCCGTGCTTTTTTACATGGCTGATGGGGTTGTTCAGCCGTAACAAGCCGATAAGGCCGACCGTAAAAGGCCGGCCTTTTCTTTATAGAAAGGTGGTGTATTTAATGGCACGCGGCGAATTTATGGGAGCAGTTCCCGAACCAACAGTAAAGCACGGATATCATTTTCATTTTGGAAACGTTCAGAAACGAATGAATAGTACCAAAATTTTTGACTATTCCGTGTTGAAGGATGAAGAACGGTGCGATTTTAAGAAAGTAACCAGCATGGAAAACCCCGTTATTTTTGTAAACCTGAACAGCTTGAATATTTCCCCGCAGTGGAATTATTGTCATTGTGAGGAAACAGAAAGCTATTACTGGATACGGGATATTTCGGTTGGTGTGTATGGGCGCGGCAGTGCTAACATCTGGCAGTTTTCTTTGGAGCTTGACCCGCTGGCAACCTATCGGAGCGAGATTTTAAAAACCAAAGCGTTTATTGAATACGGTTTTAACAGCGACGCAAGCGGTGCGCAGTATCGGTTACAGGATTCACGGCAGGCGGTTGCAATGAAACCCTATGTTGCAACTGTCACGGCAGATATTACGGATGGTAAATTGGGTAATACTGCCGGTATTTATATTTTGTCTGCCGTTGGTAAAAGTGGCCTGTTATCTTACAAGATAGACCAGACGCAATTAGAAACTTTATTAACTGCTGTTTCTACGACGTGGGAAGTAGCAACTAAGGCGTTTGTTCGGTGGGAAGTGGCTCTTCCCGAGTTTATGAACAAGCTTGTGTTTGGTGATACCGCGACAAGTTGTATTCGTTCCTGTATCTGGTTACCGATAGAACCGGGTGGAGCTGGACGCGGCAAGGAAATAACGTTAGGGCAGTTCAACACGGGTGTGTTCGGTCGAGTTGTCACGAAGGACGATAATCTTTTTGTTCACACCGATATTGCGATTCCATGGCCTGCCGAGGACTGGAAACGGCTGAATTGTCAAATTCAACTATATATTCCCATGGTGGGCGTTGTAGGTATTCCCGTTGACCAGTGCAACAACGCTTTAACGGTTGGTGTTGATTGGTGCATGACCTATTTGGACGGTAGCGTTTCTATTAAAGTAACTGCTGGAAACTACTGCTGTTATGTTGGTTCAACTAACGTTTCCAGTGTATACGGTATCGGCACATCTAACATTGACCCCGTAAAAGCCGTTGCCGGTTCTGTTTCCGCAGTTGGTTCTGCGTTGCAGTTTGGCGGTGGTGTTGGCGCGACAATAAGTCCGTTCGGAGCTGTTGCGGGACTTGCGGCAGGTGCCGAAGGTATCAAACAGAGTATTCAGCCTATCAACCAGTGCGTGGGCATGACCACCGGAGCAAGCCAAACTCTGTTACCGACTGACGCACAGTTGACACTATTATATTACCCGCCCATTGACGACGCAGGCTATCAGGGCTTGTATGGGTATCCTGTTATGCGTGTATCGACCCCGGCAAAAGGATATTGTAAGACACGCGGCTTTAGCTGTCAGCCAAAAGGCGCAAAACCGAATGAAATTGCATACATCAACGCGGCGATGGATTCCGGGGTATTTATTGAATAAAGGAGATGATTTTAAATGTATCAATGCTACGATGGACATTACGATTGCACGCCGATGCCGTGCGGTACGTTTGACCGCACGTTTTCTACGGACGCACTGACGTATTGGGAGCGTTCATTTTTCCAGCGTATGCGCGGTATGTTCGAATTCAGCGGATTGCCGGAAGCAAGCGCGGGGCAAATTGCGTGGGACTATGACGCCTTTTTGTATCAGCTGTTTCGGATGGGTTACGCGGTTGTTTTCCAGTCCAAAAAATACGGCGTTGTGGTTCAGCCGGGAGTACCGACCGGATACGGCTTGCAGTTTCAGCCGCGCGGCATGCAAATTTCCACCCCGTTTTTTAATTTTCCCCGTCCGCTGGAAATTGGCAGAGAATGCGGCGTTATCAAGTTAACGCCTGATTATCGCGGCGCGTGGGATATTATTCTGAAATACGCGCGGGAAATGCAACTAGCAGAGGTTGCTATCAGACAATCTGCGTTAAATTCCCGGTTTGCATACGGCGCGTTTGCTAAGGACGATAAGCAAAAACGTTCGCTTGAAATGCTGTTTAACAAATTAGCAAACGGCGAACCCGCTATTATTGTAAACGCGGATTTGAAAAAGTCCCTCAGTGCCGGAAGCAAAGATGAATCCTATGAACTGCCTATCATGCAAATTGACCGCGATTTGTCCAAAAATTTCATTTTGCCCGAATTGATGGAGTATCGACGAAATATTCTTTGTGATTTTTACCGGGAATTAGGTGTTTCGGTTCAGCCGAACAAAAAGGAACGGATGGTTGTACAGGAGAGTAAAGCGGCTGACGCGGAGACCTTTAATCGCCGGGAAGTTTGGCGAATCACGCTTGAAAAGTCGTTAGATATCGTGAACACGATGTACGGCACAAATATTAATTTCCGGCTTGTTGAGCCTGACTTGTCGGAACTGCAAAATGATACACAGGAAAGCGAGGTGCAAAAAGATGCTGGTGAATGAGTTGGTAGGCGGTTGCAATCTGGAAGCCCTGCTAATGTTTGACCCGGATTTGTTTGCTAATATGGTAGTGCCTGACGGTGTGGAGAAGTCGGGTGTTATTGCCGCTATCCGCAGGGCACACGGCCTTGCGCCGCTTTATCATCCAGACCCGTTTTGGATGAAACAGGAACTATACTGGTGGAGCCGGGAAAATTTGCCTATTTGGAAAAAGTTGTTTGCAACAACACAGCTTGAATATAATCCTATTTGGAATACTGACATGAGCGAACGCACCCGGGACACCACCGAAACGACCCGGGACACGTCCGAACAAACTTCCCAGCATTCACAGGGCGGTGCACATGACCAGAAACAGCACGCAGACGACCGGCATATTATGGAGACAACCGGGAATCTGTATCATGAAAATACCAAAGATAAGGGATACACCACCGACAACACAGCGGGACACGGTGAAACAACCGCAGACGAGACCAGAAACACCGTTGGAAGCCTGAACCGTCTGACCACCGGAAACAGGAACACGGTACACGATGAAACCATGACCGATAAAGTCAAGACCACGAAGGACGGTACAAGCAAAGTTATCAACGATGTTTCCGCAGAAAATGAAGCCGAGTATCAGCCTTACGACCAGACCAACACAACGACCCATGAAGAGGGTACAAGCGATGAGACCCGAAAAACCGACTGGACGGAAAAAGAAGATACGACCGGAACCCAGACAGACGGAACAACGGAAGATATGACCGACAAACAGGCCACCACTTCAGACACTATTGGCAGGGCACACGGAACCTATGGTGATATTGGTAGTACCGATGGACGCGGGCACACAGAGCGGCAGAACGCAGACCGGGGAACCGCTCAAGAAACCGCCGTTAACGCCCATGATGAACACGCGCACGGTATGACCACCGGCAAGGAAACGGAAACAGTAGTCATGACCCATGAATACACCAAGGGCGGTAATATCGGCGTCACGACCACCCAGCAGATGATTGAGGCCGAGCGTAAAAGCGTGCTGTTTAATATCTATCAGGTCATTGCAGATTCTTTCCACCGGACTTTTTGTCTTGACGTTTATTAAAGGTGGTGGTATATTATGTATACAGAGATTTTGTGTGCGGTCATTTCGGGCGCGGTTACACTGGTAGGAGTGCTGATTGCAAATAGTAAGTCTCAAGCGGTGACGGAAACGCGGTTAGACGAGCTAACCCGGGAAGTCCGTGAACATAATCATTTTGCCCAGCGCGTCCCCGTGCTGGAAGAAAAAATTAACGTGACAAATCACCGAATTGACGATTTAGAAGAAAGGAGCAAATAAAATGAAACTGCACATCAAACCGGAAACCGTTGCAAGAACCTTTGTTTTGGTGCTGGCACTCATTAACCAGTGCTTGAGCGCGGCGGGCAAGTCCCCGCTTCCCATCGACAACGAAACGCTGGAACAGCTCGTCACGGCGGGCATTACCACCGCCGCCGCCCTGTGGGCGTGGTGGAAAAACAACAGTTTCACCCAGAACGCTTTGCAGGCAGATGTGTACATGACAAACCTGACCCGCAGAAAGTGAGGTGCACACTATGGACTATCAGTTTTGCGCAAATCCGGGGTACACACCCGGCGACCCCGCAATGTATGATTTGCGGTGGTTAGTATCTCAGGTGCAGAGCCTTACAGCCCTTGTTCAGGGACTGGCAAAAGGTCAGGAAGCGCAGGGCGGCAACGTGACCGCGCTTAACTCTGCCATGGCTGACCTTGCCACTGCTCAAAAGTGCATCAATGCACGGCTGGATGCCGGAGACTTTGAAAATGAGAAGTTTCTGGATTGGGCAGACAAGAATTTGCCTGCCATGGTCTGCGAGATGGTGCACTTTGTATGGTTCGGCTTGACCCCGGACGGGCATTTCTGCGCATACGTCCCCGCAAATTGGGGCTGGCTGACCTTCAACACCGGAACCGACATCACGGAACCGGAGTATGGGCATCTTATCATCACATACTAAGAAAGGAGAGATATAAACAATGAGTTGCAAAGACAAGCATTGTCACCCTTACCCCATCGAACCCGCACCTTTTGCACCCGGCAGTTGCGACCCGCACCCGCCTTGCCCGCCCAGACCGCCGCGCCCGCCTTTTAGGCCGGAGTGTCCCCCGTCTCAGTATATCGGCAGTCGGTATGTGCCGATTTTCGCAGACCCCATTGAGTGGGATATTCACCGCTCCTATGAATCTCTTACCATTGTGACCCACGACGGCGAGAGCTACACCAGCAAGTGCAACGTTGGCCCCGGTGTTGATATCACAAATACGCGGTATTGGGCAAAGACCGGCGCATATAATGCGCAGGTGGAACAGTATAAGAACGAGGTAAAAGACCTGTCGTCTCAGGTTTCCGGTTTCGCGTCTGACAACGCGGAATTCCGGGAGAAAATCGACCAGTTCACCAAGGACAATGCCGAGATGAAAAACACGGTTGCCGAGGATAAGGCGCGCGTTGACGCTCTTGCCGAGCGCGTGGCGACTGCCGAGACCGAGATTGACGGTTTGCAGGCCACCACCGCCCAGCATACCACCGATATTGCCGACCTGCACGCCAAAGACGAGGATTTGCAACGGCAGATTACCAGCAACAACAGCGCTATTGCCGCATTGCAAGCCAAGGACACTGCACAGGATGCACGTCTTGATGGCTTCGATATCAAACTTAAAAGCCATGATGCAAGCATCGCTCAGAACACGGCAGATATCGCTAAGACCGTCAAGAACATTCAGGACAATGCCGCAAACATCGCAGTCAATGCCCGGGAACTGGCAAACCATGCCGAACAGCTGGCAGACCATGAAGCACGGTTGACTTCCCAGCACAAGGAGATTACGGCAAACCGTAGCGATATTACGTCTATGCGTTCCGACCTTACCGAGGATGAAGCAAAAATTGAATCCAACCGGGATGCAATCGCGCACATTCAGGAAAAGGACGTTCAGCAGAACGGGCGGCTGGATGCTCTGGAAAAGCGTGCCACGACCGCCGAGGGACGCTTGGATGGACTGGACACCAAGACGGATGCCACCAATAATGCGCTGACTGCCGAGATTGACCGCGCCAAGGCCGCAGAGCTGGCAAACAGTCAGCTTATTGCCACAAAGTCCACTATTTACGTCGCCGCCACAGAGCCCGAAACCATCCAAGGTAAAGACCTGTGGTTTGATATTTCTTAACAACAGAAAGGAGCTTTATTATGGCTACTAACAATTATGACGGTCTCTTCAAGTACAAGCAGGAGAACGGCGATATTGCCGTGCTTTACCCGAAAACCAAGGTTGCAAATGTTGAGGGCGCGGCTACTGCCGCAAGTGTCACCGCCGTGTCCGGTCGTGTTGACACTATCGACGCCAACGTGACCCAGAACACTCATGACATTGCTGACCACGGAACGCGGCTGGATGCCCTTGAAGCAAAGGGCGGCTCTACTGATACCAGCATTACCACGCTCACCGGGGACGTGGCACAGGCCAAAAAGGATATCGCCGCGAACACCAGCGCCATCACCAAAGAAGTGTCCGACCGGAAAGCCGCTGATACCGCACTGGATACCCGCGTGAAAACTCTGGAAAGCGGCGCACATAACACGCCCCAGCTGTACGTCTCTGCCACCGAACCGGCGGCGCTCAAAGCGCGTGACTGGTGGTTTGATACCTCTGCAACCTGATATCGGCATAATACTTAAAGAAAGGAGTTTTTAATATGCCCACGAACGGTACTTTGAAATACAAACAGGACAACGGCTCCATTGTGGAGCTCCACCCCGTAGGAGTGGACGCAGAAGCGCGGGCGCTTGCAAACGCTGAAACCGAACGCGCCAAGGCCGCAGAGCAGAAGTTGGAAAACGATAAGGCTGATAAGAGCGCTATTCCTGACGTGTCGTCTCTGGTTACGAAGGAGACATACGACGCAGGGCAGGCCGCACAGGATGCCAAAATTGCGGCTCTGAAAGCCGTTGAACCCGATATTCTGCCGTATTTGTTCAACAGAATTACCCTTTCGGGTTTTATGCAAGCATCTGAAGATGCCATCTATGCGACGGTATCAATTAACCTTCCGTGGTTGCACAGTCAGGATCACCAGTTAACGGCGCGGCTTGGCGGTTCGCCCGTGTTCTATATTGTTAACCTTCGTACTGGTTCGGTGGAAACCGTAACAGATGGCATTGTCCTATCTACGGCATGCAGTTCTTCCAAACCTTATCACGTAAACGTTCTCGTCCAGATTCCGGCAGCTTATGACGCACACATTCCATATCTGATATGCTCTCCCATAACGTATATTACTATCGAGTAATACCGTCAACAAAAGTGCCCCGCACATAGTGCGGGGCACTTTTTCTTTATGTTCCATGTGAACAAATAGTAATAGTTACTATTTATCACGTCGATAATGTATACATTATCCAATTCTTGTTTCCTCAAAATCTGGAAGTTTACCGTTGACCTCATAGCGGCGCGGGGTCATGACGACCCAAGACGCGGAGACAGACGGCTTTGCAAAATCCGTGCGTTGCTTTATCGGGCTGTTATGATAGGTTAACAACTGCCCGCCCGCATCCGCAATAATTAAGAAGTCGTTTAAATTGTTTATATTATCTTTAAGGGCGGCGACGCCCTCTTTTTTGCCAACGCCTGCAATCGTACTTTCCAGCACGTTATCACAGGTACGCGCGGCATAACATTTTGCGTGCAAGAAACGAAATTCCTTGTAACCGTATTCGGCATTAGGGTGTTCATCCTCTGCAATGCCGATATATATTTTCTTTCCGTCCTTGCGCTCTACCACACATTCACGTTCTACGCACTGCCGTTTTACTTCATTGTTATAAAGTTCTACGCCCGGGCACTTTGCGCCCTGAAATTTGCAAGAATCGGTATCCCAGTAAATGACATTTTCCCATCCCACAATTTTTAATAGTTGCCAAAGCTTAAGACGGGTAAGCGATGCCGTCCATAACCCCCACAAAAAAGGAAATTTGTTATCTTGACTTTTTGCAACATCGTCCGGGGTTTTGCTGTCCAAATTTGTTTCCCAATCCGTGCGGGTAAACTCGATATCGTCCCCAATTTCTGCAGCGTACTCGTCACGGATTGTTTTTTGTGCACACGCGCCGAAAATAGTGTTGACACAAATTTTACTAAACATATAATCGGGCGTCCCCTTCATGGTTTCTTTAACGCGGAATTTTTCAAAAATAGCTTTCCGAAAAGAACTAGGCAAATACGCAAGCCGAAAACAAACACTCTCCATTGCAACCATATTATCAAAGGTGTATGCTTCTCTAATGCGTTGCCAATCGTTAGAATCACAGTATAAATATATACCGTCTGCACCTAACAAGCGCCCATTATCTACCCCTCGTTCACCTTCAATCGCGGCGCACTTGCTGACACTAATAACGGGGTCGGGGCATTCTGGTTTTATTTCTGGATTTACAAGCAAGATTTTTGCTATCCATCCGAAACCGTTATCAATCAGATTTTCCATATCCTCTAATGAAGTTTCGTCCGGTAAGTCAATGGGATGCCCTGCCGGGAATTTCCACAACAATTGTTGCGATGGGTGCGCACTCTTAAAATCATAACTGTTACAATCTGTATAAGTGCGCCCCGCACGCCAACGCGTGCCGTGCGTGTCACCGCCTGCCATTGCCTTATAACACAGACGCATCTGCCGCGCGTCAAGCTTGAGCGCATCCATGCGCCGTCTGCAATTTTGGTCGTGGGATATTTCGGAATTGACAGCTTGAATTACCATACCTGTATTAGTAAGGGGGATTGATGCCGCATTATATCCGCGTTCAGTTTTCAGACGTTCAATCGCTTCCCACAGTCCTAGTACGTCATTCACGCAATACGAAAATTCGGTATCATCTAACACGGTATCCGGGGTGCGATAAACAGTATAATCTAAGTCACCTTTTAGCTTTGCGTGCGTGCACCCCTCAGTTGCGCGGGCAAGGGATTTTTGAAACAATTTCAGACTATCCCGAAATTCTACCCCATTATCAAACTCAAGATATAAGGGCTTGCGGCTTTTTGTGTACAGGGCTTTGCAATCGCCCCAGCGGTCGCACAACAACTGTATTAGATAAGTGTACTCATAACCCAGATTGTGCACATACACAACAAGCCTGTTCTTTTCGCTGACATGCCATTTATCAACAAGTTTTTCCATGATTTGTATCCAGTCCTCAAAATATCGCGGGACTACCACCGCGCCGCCAACACAGGTTTGAAAACTGTATGCAAACCCGTCCGCGTCGACATTAGTTGTTTCGATATCAAACGTGCAAGTTATGTCAAGATATTTTTTACCAAAATACTTCCGTTCGCCGCTATTAAGTTTTTTACGCCCTTTAGTTACGGTTTTCGGGCGCTTGAGCATTGGCAAAAATTCAGCCATGTTTTCGGCAATTGGTATATCTTGACTGTATCGCATTATGGGTTCCTCTTTTTACCGTGTTTGCGTAATGACTGTAAGAGCGCCGCGCCCTCTTTTCTGTCGCTTTCTACCATCTGACCAATTTTCTGTTGTTGCGTTCGCTGTTGCCGGATATCTTCAAGCGAACCATCAGCGGCGCGGCCTGACATTATTTCTTCATAGATAATATCTGACCCAAGCAAATTTTCCCACTCCGCAGACATATACTTTTCAAACAACGCGGACAGATTTGCAAAATCGCCCTTAAAGCCTGCCGCTTGCGCGGCTTTAGTCAATCGCTTTTGGTATTCGCGCATACCGCCTACGGTTGACGTGGGCGCAGTGATAAAATCCCGGAGTTGTGCAAATTCTTTTTCCAGCTCCTGACGGGATGCACTTGCAACTTTTTCACGATATCGCGGAATATCCTTGCCCGTCTGACGCGCCGCACGCTGATACGCTGATTTTGTAAACCCGGCTTTTTCAAGCGCTCTAAGGCGATTATTAGCCGCTTTAGCGGCGCGAGTAACAATACTGCGCAATTCGTCCGTTGTGTATGCCTTTGTGGGCTTTTCGCCTTTAGCATAGTCTGCCCAAGGTTTAGCGCGAAAAGGACGGCCCTTGCCGCCCTGTTTACGCTTTGCTTTGGTTTCTTTCTTATCTTTAAGTTTAGCGGCTTTCCGCTGTTTGGCGGCTTTCTTATTGCTGACCTTGGGGGGTTTCTGTATCATACGGGATTCTTTTCCCGCTGGTTCTTCCCGGACAAGCCCGGTTTGCGTTTTGGCTTTTTTCATTGGTTACCACTCCTTTTGCAGAAGTATTGAATACGAATATCACCGCCCGGCAGTTCAATCATATATGGGTTATTTCCGTTTGCCCTCAAGTAGTTGTACAGGTTGCGGATACCCGCATTGCTGTACGCCTGTTTTGTTGCGGCAATAACTTTAGTTCTCTTGTGGTCTGTCCCGTCCAATTCGTATAAGTGTAACATTCTCATTACTCTAAGTCCCCCTTAAAATAAAATGCAAGCGTTTCTGTTTCACCCTTCTGATACCCTCGACTGTTGCGGAGAGCCTGCCGCCGGAGCCTTGCGCACTCCCCGACCGGTTCCAAGTAATACTTGAATCTGTCCGTGATATACGGCTTTTCCGGGTGCGATAGCACCCGGTTTTCAACTTCATGAAAATTCGTGATGTCAATGTACTTAATCATTTGTTAACTCCTTTCAATATTCTTTGGGGCGTTGCATATACAAGCCAACCGAATACCAAATACCCGTTCCGATACGCTCACGTTCTACAATCTCTTGACCGTACATATTCCAGCCCAAACGATAGCGATACTTTTTTGTATAATAGAATCCAACCTCATTTAACATTGTAACCATTTTATTGCTAAATTTCATCACTAAATCACCTTTCTTAAATCCTTTTCATGTTAGCTGTTAACATAAGACCGGCGACGGTCAAACATCGTACAATTTATTGTAACATCGTCGACCCTACGCCCATCATAAACAGTACACATCTCACAAAAGACTTTCATAACCCCGTACATATCCTCGACCCCGTTTGTAAACCATCCTGTTACCTCACAAGGTTCATTATTCATCTTAGATGCAAGCTTATTGGCCTTGCGAATTTCTGAAACTTTCAAATCGAAATCTTTCATAATAGTACTCCCTTTTCATTTATGATGCTTGATTTATTTTCTATTATTTTCTATTATTTTCTATTATTAGAATACCAGAATATTGTGAACAAATATAGCATATTTCATGAACAACCTGTTAACAATTTACTTTAATGTCATACAGTTCAGTGTAGTAAACTTCACTGTAGTAAAGTGCAGAGCGGCGAGCGCACTTCAGTGTAATAAAGTGCCGTTTATCGGACTTCATTGCTTTACTGTCCTGAAGTTAGGGGAAACTTACTTCACTGTCCTGATGCGTATATTCAAAAGTGCATCTCCTGCCAGGATTCCCATAT